TGTATTCAAAATTGTTTTTATTGGAAATATGCTTGATGTTGTTCACATCAAACTTCTTGGCACCAAACGTAGTGATTTTCTTGGTGACGTTATCTTGCACAGTGATGAGCAACACTTCTTCAATGGGGTTGTCTACACTCGGAAATCCATTTTCAGAACCTGTTTCAATATCCAATGTTAGAATGGTGAGTTGAGAAATATCATACTCAACATCACGAGGATAATTTTCTGTGATGTATTGATAGGCGAATGATTCATTTCCAAAGATGGGAAAGTTTTCCACGCCTTTGTATTTGCCTAAGAACTCTTTGGCGTCATTGATGTCACCAAATGTCATGGGGTCAAGATTGTCCCCGAACAAACTTTTATATTTGCTTTCTGTTTTCGCCTTGATGAACAATGTAGGACGAAAATCAATTTTGTGTGTTTGCTTTTTCCCGTTCTGTGTTTCACGAACAAGAATTTTGTTGCCATACTGCAACACATTTGTGTAGAATTGAGCCATTCAACCGCTCCCGGGTCGTGAATGTATAGTAATGATATAAATCCCTCCAGAAATGTAACATGTTTTCTGGAGGGAGTCAAGTAGTTGTATTATGGAACTAGTTCAATCTTAGGTGTGCTGACAATGATGCCTTTACCTGTGATGCGATTATATTCATTCCTTAGTTCATCAGCAGGATCATACTGCATGATGACATGTTCGTTTTTAAACGTGAACTTTTTCTGAGAAGAAAACATCATGTATGGTGCAAGTCCAACGTTGTATTGTCCTTGCTGTGTGGGCACCACCACAACCATTAGTGGGGTTTCAACATCCACACCATGTTCGCGCTGGAAGATGTCACCAATGATATCTTCACCAGTTATCGTTTTAATGCAAGAAATGCTCATGATATACTCAATTGTAGGGGTGTTAGGAGGATGCTACTTAATTACAAAATATCAATCTTGCGTGGCTTCTTTTCTTCAGGAATGATTCGTTCCAACTTAATGGAAAGTACTCCATCTGTTAAGGCAGCATCACGTACAAGTACGTCATCAGCGAGTGTCCACTTGCGGGTAAACGCACGCTTTGCTAAGCCACGATGAACATATTCCAGTTCATCGTCCGATGATTCCGTCTTAGCAGTAACCGTAAGAATTCCTTCGGCTAATTCAATATCAAGCTCGCTGCGCTTAAATCCTGCCACAGCAAGTTCTATGCTCCAATTTTCAGCATCATGCTTGATGATGTTGTATGGGGGATAATTGCCTGTATTATTGATGGTTTCAATGTTATGCAAGCGATCTCGAAGATGGTCAAATCCAATTGCCCACGGACCACCAAGTACGGCAGCCGCGGTTGTGGTGTTGTAAGTAGTATAACGTGTCATAATTCCTCCTTTGAGCGAATGTGTTAGTGATACCCTTTCGGCGTATCTGAAGTTAAAGTTAACTCCTAACACCCCTACAGTCAAGTGCAATAGGTTTACTTTAATTTACTCTATTAGCTGCTCTTCTTTTCTGTCCTTTGTATTTATCATTTTGCCTTTTTACCAATGTTATATTTTGCTACTAGATTCCAATCTTTCTTTTCTTCAAAAGATAACACTTTAATTTGTGATAACGGTGCAGTATCTTCGCACGCTTCACCATTCGTGATGTTCACCAATCCCCAATCTTCCAATAAGTGAGCAACGGTGTTTCTCCGTTGCAAATCATTGTCAGATAGATCAGCGTGTTTGCCATCAAGTGCAAACAATTCTTTGAAGTGAACGATGAAATATCGTCCTTGTTTATGTAAGATGTGACAGCTTTGGTATAATGTTTGATCCTTGCGAGATGCTACACCAATACGTGTCAACGTTTCTCTGACCTTTAAAAAGTCATCTTGATTCACCAATGCAACTTCCACTGGACTATATCCCGGAATTGATGGGATGTTTATTAGATCGTGTGCCATTTGTCAATCCACCTGTGTTCAATCGTTCCTTAATTGTGTTAAGGTCGTCAGGCGTCAAGATACGTAAGGCTTGCTGGGCTTTTTCAGTATTGTAATTATAATACTGCTTCACCACTTCAAGGTCTTCCATTTTCTCAGCCTTCAACCATTTATTATACCTCTTTCGAGGTCTAATGGTATTTATAAGGAAATCAAACTGAAGGCGCTTTTCCAAATGTCTCCGACTATTCATTTCATTAGCTGCAATCACTGTGTCAGCTCCGAAACTTAAACTTTTGTTAACAATGAAAGGATTGTATTGTTTTTCACTCCATTCATCAACAATCAATTGTTCTTTGGAATGATGAATGGCATTCACGAAATCAAAAGGACTGATTTTCGGCATCTTGTAGTCCTCTATCACATCCTCTTGAATTTCTTCGCCATCAAGATTCATCATGACTTCACCTCACATGCTGCCATGATTTCCGTTAAACATGCCACAAGATTAATTTCAGCATCAGCCACAAACGCTGCCTTGTACTGATAATCATGCAATAGCAAAATGAGTTGTGGGACCTGAACCACTTCTGTCATCAATGTGTCATAGAACTTTCGAAACAATACGTTCGGATCATTATCAAGATTGTTCACCACCCAAGTGCGCATCTTCTTGAAATCCTTCTCACGAAGCGCCCCCAACAAATCTTTCATGTTCGTGTCACTGATGTTCACCAGAATGCCTTCATCAATCACACCTGACGAACTATATCGCTGAAGTTCATTCAATACTCTCCGATAATCAGGAAAATATTTGTTCAGTAGTTCGGCAACCACCTTGTCATTGAATTGAACATTTTCATTATTTAGAATTTCAATCAATCGCTTGAAAAACTTTGCCGCCACAACAGGACGATCCGTCTTGTCCAACTTGAAATCAATCACCGTAGTTCTGCTATGTAGCGGCGGAATGATACGATTCTTGTAATTGCATGTGAAGATGAAACGACAATTCTTGCTGAATTCTTCAATGAATCCACGAAGTGCCGGTTGTGTTGAATTAGGATTCAAATAATCCGCCTCGTCAAGAATCACCACCTTGATTTTACCTGATAGTGATACTGTACTTGCGAAATCCTTGATCTTGTTGCGTAGAACATCAATACCAGATTCTTCTGAACCGTTAATGATGATGTAATCACATCCCAATTCTTCACACAGGGCGCGGGCAATTGTTGTCTTGCCCGTCCCTGCCGTTCCAGATAGTAACATGTTTGGAATGTTATCTTGTTCCACGAATTCCTGAAATGTATTCAACAAACTCTTCGGAAGAATACAATCAGAAATTTTCCGCGGACGATACCGTTCAACCCAAAGAAACTGCTCACGTTGTGCTTCCATAATTACACCTTGGATGATGAATCTGCTGCAATCAAATATGTTAGATCCGAGTTTGTTGATTCAAAGAAAAACACTAGAACCTTGCCTGCCTTCGACAAGGCGTTTGCTACCCGAACAGTGTATTCACCTGGTACCACCTTGAAACTATCAATGGACATCTTCATGTTAAAGGCGTGTTCAGATGACCCTAGCACCTGTCTCATGGAGTTAGATGTGCCATTCTTCGGATCATTCACTGACAAGGTCACTGCGCCATTTGCTGACACCACATTCAACATGGTTGCCGACACAATGGATGCCGTCTTGATGATTTTGTTGATGTCATTTGCAGTCAGTGTGAATGAATACACATCTTCCAACATGGGAGGATTTTCTGATGGAGCTGTTACTAAACTTTCATCAGCATAAAAGAATTCAATCTCGCCGCCACGTTCATCACGAATAGTCAAACTCTTTTCATTGAATTCAAGAGTAGGATTCTGTGACACGGAAATCAGTGAGAGCAATTGATTCAAATCGTAAATGGCAAACTGTCGAGGAAATGTTTCCTCAACTACAGCACGCGCCTGAATGCTATTCACTGTGTTTCGTGTCGCCAACTTGTTGCCTGGCTTCACAAGCAAATTGCTACTGATTTGTGCGAAACTTTGTAGCAATGAAAGTGTCTTGGAACTAATCTTCATGTTGTTTTTTCTCCTCAATGTAAGTGTCATGTACATGTAGTAACATAACAGCGTAGTGTAAAATTTTCAAGATGTCATCACGATTATGTCCATTCTTTTTTCCGTAGCGTTGAGCATACTTCATGATGTTCCCAACTGTGAATCCCACACCATGTCCATTATCAAAAATGAATTCAGATGCCTGAAACTTCGTGCGTGAATAATGTTGCCCGTAGGTCTTATCCACATATTCCTGTAACTCACGCAGTATTCTATCCTCAGAATACCGATAATCAATCATGGTTGTGTCACCACAGGATACTGCCCACCTTCAACGTCGGACAAGGTGCGATACCAGCCATTACAGTTACGGAGCTTACCTGCCGCACCTGATACCTCACAAATGGTAAAGCTACGCTTTTGCACATCTGCAATTTTCGCGTCAAGCTTATCATGCATCATGTCCGTGTAAATACGGAGCCCTCCCCACTTTTCCTTTACCTGAACGATGCGAACATTGTTAATCTTTTGCTGTTCAATGAAATCAAACAACTCATCAACCAATGGTTGCCAACCAGTGTTCACGGATTCAAGTGCCAATGCACGGTCATATCCTTCATGAATGACAAAGGTGGGATATCGCGGACTTACATTCTTCATACGTTATTCCTCAATTAAATCTTCAACAATAGAATCCGGAATATTTAACATCCGGAACGGGTCTTTCATATCAACACGCGATTTTATTTTTTGATC